GCGCTTTTGTCTGATCAACAGGCGGCTTCCGACTAAGATCTCTGTAGGTAAGTAACAACGAGATACAATTTATGATCAAAGTCTTAATCATTGCGCAAACTTCAATCCAAATGAAAACTCCACTGATCATGGGAAGTAAAGCGGATTGTTTCCTTTTCCATTTCCTTTCTCTTTCCTTATATCTTTTAAATGTTACCTGATTTAATATACATCTCAGAATGTAACAAGCCGAGGTCACATGGGCAGTTATTATTCTTAAAACAATATAAACTTAAATGGCCATTGCAAGGCTGTTTGGAACGCCATGATCAGCTATCAACGTTACTCAACGCTTGTGAAAGCCCTATGAGATACACCGAAAGGGTAGGTAAATAGACCGTGGAAGCAAGCCATTTAGGAAGGGCATACTAATAAAGTACTTGTATGTTGTAGCTGAAATACCTTATCATTCCTATACTCTACATCTAAGGGCACATAAAATAAGTACAATCATGCAAGACTTAAAATGGTTATCTACCAACGAGGTGCGTAAAGTAACTCGTACTAACATAGCTTCACTCTTTGCTGCTCTGGTTCATCTCTTGGACATATCCAAGGTTAACTATGCACAGAAGCTAATGTCCATCTGTGGTATAATCTATAACCGTATCTTGGTCCAGTTTGATCTTGATGCACGAGCATTGATTTCTGAACTTAAACTGGTCCGTAGATGGTTCCTTGAGTTTATTAGGGATGGTGATATTTCCAATCCAGGCATACCGGCTGAACGATGGGATGACACCAACAACTGTCCTTTTCTACTTACCGATCTTATCCCTATTTGGGACGACATTTGCTCACCTAGTGATGATCACCATACTGACTTCGGTGCACAGGTGCTCTACTCTTTATTATCTATGGACCGTATCATAGTTGTGCCTGCCCGACCTAATCATTCAACAATAACGGAATCTTCAACTGCGTCTGAACACGCCTTCCCTACTGACAGTGAGATACTGGCAGCCCTTGAGCGTCTTGGTATTACTCCTGCAGCATTCAAAGCTGCGTATAAGGAGAATGTGCATAACTTCGATTTCGAAGTTTTATCTACTAGGGGCCCCAATGGGGATGCTACCTGGACCGCTCATCTTGACTCACGTGCCTGGGCACTTAATGGAACTCTTCTAGTTGCCTTTAAGGCATTCCTAGAGGAATCCAACTTGCTCAGTATCCTACGTAACCTAGTTGGTTGTATCCGTTCCGCTGTACATGAGGTAATTCCTAACTGTTCTCCCCTATTAGGTAAACTTGCCTATATTGAGGAGTGGGGCGGGAAGTCTAGGATAGTCGCACAGCTTGACTACTGGACACAAATGGCCATGACACCGCTTCATAATACTATTAATTCCTTCTTACGTCCTCTAAAGACGGATGGAACATTTAATCAGCATACCCTAGCTGACCGTGTGCGGTCCTGGACTCAGGATTCTAGTCTGGAAGTGTTCTCATACGATCTTACAGCGGCTACAGATAGACTGCCAATTACGTTCCAGGTACGTATCTTATCATTGTTACTAGGTTCTAGGGCGATGGCGGAGAACTGGAGTAACGTTCTTGTTAATAGGGAATTCCTAACCGTTAATGGTGATTATATTCAATACGCCACTGGTCAACCTATGGGGGCCAGATCATCCTTTCCTATGTTGGCTCTAACACATCATCTTATCATCCAAATAGCAGCTATTAGAGCTGAGGTACCTGATTACGATCTTTATGCCGTCTTAGGGGATGATGGTGTGATAACCAATACACGGGTTTCAACCAAGTATCTTGAACTCATGTCTATCATGGGAGTTGTTATTAACCTGGACAAGTCCATCTTACACGATTCCGAGGCTATTTCTATGGAAGAGATTTGCAAACGCGTGTTTATGGACGGTATTGAGATCTCTAGGTTTAATCCTAAGTTCATAGTGAATACCATCCGTGATGGATGCCTTGGTCCGGATCTGCAGAATGATCTATTTCTGCATGGATGGACTCTCTCTGATTCTGTCTTCTGGTCCTTTGTGGCAGGTCTTCTCGATAGAGAGAACCTAACTACACTGGTTAAGCTCAACATTGCTCTAATGGCCACTACCGGGCTACTGATTCAATACACACCCTATACACTTAAAACTGCTATTAGCAAGTATATACCTGAATTTCCAAATCCTGAGGTATCCCATTTAGCTGAGTTATTTACATATATATCGGCATCAGAGGCATTTAAGCATCTTGATGCCCTGTTACGGGTTAC